ATTCCGGCAATGTCCACTGTATTATTTCCATAGTCTCTCCTTTAACCATTTCTCGTGTAAAGCAGCATTCTTACATCTTTTACTTTAACAGAAATATTCACTCTATGGAATCAGCATTAATTTGGAAACAATTCCGCATGTTTGCACCTGATTACCGCACTTTTCAATTCCTTTCCTTCGAAACTTTTTATTCGTATATTACTCACCTTAATATTCTCACACTCCTGAAGAAGCAGCCAGTATTGCTCTTCCCCCTCCGGGAGGCATATCTGTGCTTCACTCGGGCTCACGTCTATTTTTTTCTCACCTTTTAGATAAACGTTCTTACTCCTCCTTTTTTCATAATAAATACCATCAATAGATATATCTTTTACATTTCCTGCTTCTCCGACTATCGCAACTGCATTTTCTGCCAGACAGCTGATATTCTTTAGTTGTATATCACGTATATTCACAGACAAATCTCTGTCAGGAACCGGATTGCAGTAGGAATCATTATTATGATATAATGCAAAAATGCAAATAGGTTCACCATTCCCCCACCAATTTCCTGCCCGTACCCTGGTTTCAAGCCGCATATTTTCAACCAGGACATGTTCCACCAGCCCTGTCCTGCTACTGCACATAATGCAGAACCCCCTGTTGCTATCCTTCACAATACAGTTACTGATTGTCACATTACGGATTATTCCGTGCATATATCCTAATACAATTGTTTTGGAACAGGAACGTAGAATACAGTCAGATATTACAAAATTTTCGCAGGGTTTTTCCCAGTCCAATACGGAAGTCAACGCAATACAATCATCACCACAGGAAATATTGCAGCCATGAATAAATACTTCTTTGCAGCCACAAAAATGAAGTCCGTCATCATTTGGTATCCGTAAATCGTTATTTATGTATAAAGCTTCCACACGAATATCTGTACAGTCATTAAAAGACACAGTCCAACTGGGAGAATTCAGAATTTTAATTTCTTTAAGACACAGATGATGGCATTTATTAAAAAACAAAGGTTGTGTTACTCTGTATTGGTATGTAGCCGTACATTCCTCTATTTGTTCTTCACTGAACTCCCTGCCGTAATCAGGGACTTCCCTTTTAGCCATATCAAAAAAAGCATCTGAACTCAGATCGATACTTCCTTCTCCATATATATTGATATTTTCCTGATTTTCAGCATACAGCAGGGATATTGTTTTTTTCATTTCATTGTGAAGGAATCCATTTTCATAATAATCATTTATATTTGAAGATCCCTTCAGAACAGCTCCTCTTTCCAAATATAGAGAAGTATTTTTCAAATGTATTGTTCCGGATAAATATACTCCTGACGGAATGATTACGGTTCCTCCACCAGCCTCATCTATAAGATCAACAGCTTTTTGGATTTCTTTTGTACAGAGTGTATTTTCCCTCGCACCCAAATCTTTGATATTTATCTTTTTTCCCATTTTCCGACCAATCTCTTTCCTGTTTTTGTTCTATTATTCTTTTACTGCGCCATCAGAAAAGCCTTTATAAATATACTTCCATGGAAAGATACCAAAATAATAAAACTGGTTAAACGCAGGAACACCGCCCAATTCAAATATATCTTTAATAGGTTCTCTCATTCCACTGTCTGCCATAAATTTCGTAGCCACCTCTTTTACTTTCTTTTTTATCTTTTTAAACATCTGCACGCCTCCTACCATATATCGATAATTTGGTTCATATACGGCTCTACCGCATATTCTTGTGCATCCAAACTATCTATGTTATATGTTCCATCATCCAGCCTAACATCCTTTGTAACGTATTTAGAATCCCATACAGCAGTTTGAAATGCTTCTAAGGTGTATTTACATTCGCGCATGATTTTATGCTTGCCTATGCCATGTAAACGACAAAAAAAGCGTATGCGGTTGTTTATTTCACCTTTCCTTGCATTATGTATGCTTAGCCCTATTCCCTCTTTTGCTACTGCGACTTTCAACCCTCTTATAAGAGTTTGCTCAGCACTATCACAGTAAGCGTCTGTTACAATAAAAAATCGTTTGCACTCTTTTACAAACGTCACAAAATCTTCTTCTAATTCTTTAGGCGTCATAATGCCTTTACGGTAGTACTCTTTCAAAGTTATTACCTCGTTCATTCCCGAAGTATATCCCGTTAAATTAAATGTGGTTGCCGAACCGTTACCGCCAAAATCTACTCCAATAGTAGCAAACATAATAGGCGGTGCTTCATCGATAACATAATCTTGTGGTCTATCTGCTATTTGCGTATATATTACACCCTCGGCCGATTTCCATAATCCTAAGATATAACGATCATAGTATACCGTTCCAGCATATTCCTGCTTTAGATTAGCCACAAACGATGGGTCAAGTGTCGGGTTATCGTCTATTGTGTAAGATTGACAGTATATATCTGCATCACTTTCTAAAAACTTTTTAAGCCAGTGGTGCGGACTTTCGGGGTTTAAAGTTCCGTCGAACTTGCTATATGGCTTATCTAAACGCGATTTAAGCATTGTGAATACTTCTTCATGCCATGTCGCAACTTCGTCACCATAGCAGTATTTAATACTTGCCCCTCTTATTCTGTTTACTTGGTTAATCTTATCCGCTCCTAAGCAATATACTTTCTCCCCGAACATATTCGCGGTATTATCGCTTCTAATATTGCCGACTAACTGTTCTCCATATATATTTTGCAAAGGCTCTATTACGTTCCTTTGGAGTGTGCCCTTTGTATTTCCTAAAATAACAACCAATCCATCTTTTCCAGCAACTTGCCTTATTCGTTTTGGAATAACAAAGTAATCTAAGTAGGTTTTACCGCTACGTGTCGCTCCTTGCTTTATATTCCAACGATGATTAGCGTTATCTAAAAACTCACGCTGTTTTCGTGTAAATGCCATTAAATTACACCGCCTATTTTTTCCAATACCTTGTCTAATTTCTCTAACGATTGATCTGTTTGTACTGTTGGTGTGAATTTATCTATTATAATCCCGATTGATGTTGCTAATGCCTGTACACTTGATTTTTTTAGTTTTTCTGGTTCCATCATCGATGCTAACGCCATGTCAATGAATTCCATTGCATCTTGTTTTTTATTATCTAGGTATTCAAGCATATCTTTGGTGTTTTGCTCTTTTTTCTCTTGCGCTTTTTGAAGAATATCCGTGCGATTGCATAATCTCCTAACAGTATCTTTAGATACCTTGTTTTTTCTTGCTACTTCCGAATAGTTTCCGCACCCTACATAATCGGCTATTATTTTCTTTTTCTTCGCATCTGTTAAGTGTTTTGCCATTCTTAAAGCACCTCCAATATATATCTATTATGTTGTCTAATTCTTCATCATCGTCCATTTTCATGCCCCCTTATGTTATTTAAGATGATACTATAGGGAGAGTAATAATATCGTCTTAGATAACAAAAAAGCAGTCATTTGACCGCTTTATAAAAATGAAAGGAATTTAGAAATATAACTAAAAAATATGTCGCCGTGTGGATTAACCAATTTCCCACAATACAATAATAACACATAAATAGTCTATTTTAGTCCCAGTTTAGTCCCAGTTTGTTATTAATATATTTCTTTATCATAATCATCGATTGTCATTATCGGGCTTAAACATAACAACATATTAAGCTTAATATATACATCATCAAGTTTTCGATAAAATACCGATCTTGAATACCCTCGTTTAGATGCTATAGCTTCCCTTACATCTGAATTATCTGGGTTATTAGAAAATATAATGCACACTTCTTTTTCTTCTTCGTTTAAAACAGTTATCGCACGTTCCAGCGAATTAATAAGAAAATTATAATTGCTTATAAGAACATCGTATTGATCGCATTGGTCTATTATCTTTTGCATTTTGGCAATAACGCTACTGTGGTTCCCACCTGGCATATTATCACTTCCAATAGGAATAGCACGTTTCATGTCCATTAGTTCGTCTCTAGTTTCTTCCAAAAGTTGAACAGTGCGTTTCCATTTCTTCCAATTTTGTAGATAATACTTGCTTTCTTTCATTATGCTATGTCCTTTCTTATTAAATATCTGTTTTCAAGGAGTTTATTTGAGTATGTTACCTTTTTTATATGTTCTAAAGTATATTTATCTTTAAAAAACTCTTCTTTAATATCTCGTAGGAAACCAATATAAATTAATTTTCCTCTTCTTATATCGTGGACTCCGTATTTTTTAAGTTTTCTATATCCATAATCTTCGAAGCCAAGTTCTTTTATAAAGTTTTCATAACTTTTAAATAAACCGCATATGTAATCTAAGTCACCTCCCTCACTGTAAAATGTACCGTCTCTAGGCACACAACCGTATTTATCTACATAAGTATTTACAATCTCTATATTATTTTTTAATTTATCCGTTATTATCATTTTTTGACCTCTTTCCTTGTGGATCTTCTCCTATTACATATCCTCTAAGTTTAGGTTTAATTATTCCTGCTCGTA